TAGTATTACCCGAGATGCCCGTTACACAGCCTGTTACAAAAGCCACTAGAGCCATTTGTTTTACAGAATTCAAAAAGTTGACAAATTGGGACGACGTCAAAAGTCAACTTAGATATTACGCGTATGCGGAAGAGACATGCCCAAAGACGGGCAAAAAACACTATCAAGGGTTTGCATATAGCTGGAAGCCAATTCGCTTTAGCGGATGGAAGAAGATGTTTCCGACAGCCCACATTGAGCAAATGAGAGGAAACTTTAGAGAGAACACAGCCTACTGCAGCAAAGAAGGAAGTTTGATTGAGTTTGGCGAGAAGCCAAATGAGAATGGCGTACAAGGTACGGCGATAGAGTACAAGCGCAGGATAGAAGAAGGACAATCGACGATGGAGATTGCAGAAGACGAAAATCTGTTTGGACAGTATTTGCACAGTTACAGCGCGCTGGAGAAGTATGAACAACACATCCGAGGGAAAAAGATCAAACTTGATGAAACACCACCCGAGGTATATATAAGATGGGGCGCAGCTGGTACCGGCAAGACACATGGCGTATTTAAACGTTACGGAAGAGATAAGGTCTGCATTGTGCCAGACAACACAGGAAAGTGGTTTGACAATTGCCACAACAGCGATGTTATGCTTTTTGACGATGTTGAAATTGACGCGGTCCCGCCGATTTCGCAATTCCTCCGACTCACTGATAGGTACCCTATGCAAGTTCCTGTTAAAGGAGGATTCATTTGGTGGAAGCCAAAGGTCATCGTCTTCACCTCGAACCTCCCATGGGAGCAGTGGTGGAACACGCTAAACACCGAACACAAGAGGGCCGTGCAAAGAAGGTTGACACGTGTCACTCGCATATATAAGGACCATGAAAAAGTGGAATACGAAAATGCCAATTACGAGCTACTTTCGCAAACGCAGGGCTTCTTCGCAAGCCCGCCCCAACTACAGCAAGAAGTCCAAGAAGAACCCGTACACTCGCAAGAGGAAGGCGAGCAAGTACATGAAGAGAGCGGTAGCGCAAGCGAAGAGCACAGCGCGGTTTAACACGCAAGTGAAGAACGTTATGCTCGCTATGGAAGAGACCAAGTACAAGACGACCAATCTGACAGGATTGCCAGCATATGCAACTACGATGTATCACAACAAATTGACTTCGTTTAAGCTATGGGAGCAAGGCTCCAATGGAACGATGGCGCTATTCCCTCTTCAACGTGGAACTGACCAAGATGAAATTGTTGGACGTGAATATTATGCCAAGTCACTCAAGATCGATCTACAGTTTACATTCCCATATGACCGACTAGGGAGTACAATTAAGGTGTGGTATGTGCCAGTGAAAACGGGACAGCCAGAACCTGCATACGATGAGTTTTTCCGCAATACGAGTGGCAACATTATGTTAGACCCTCGCAACATGCAAAACTATCCATATGCCAAGTACCTTGGCTCATTTAGGCCGCGAGTGAAGCAGACTACCTTTGGTACACTAGTGAACGGAAACGGCGTGCTAGGTGGCCGTGATGCCACCGTGGTCAAATCATACCGAATTTCATTCAACAAGTTTTTCAAGCTACGTTCTAACGTTGGCGGCGACGCCGAGATTGATTTCAACGATATTCCCAATCTTGCCGAGAAGGCATTCCTAGTGTTTACTGCCTACAACGAAGAAGCAGCACTAGAGACCGACCAGGTCATTTCAAATGTAGAAGGTGCATTCACCTTTAGTTACAAAGATCCGTAGGATAGAATGGGGGGAAATCCTTTGGATAAAATAAAATATAAAATATAAAATTCTTTTGTTGAAAATGGTCGCTGGCGCAATGAGCACGGGCGCCGGACCCGGAGCGCGGTAGCGCGAAGGGTACGGTGCGCCCGCGCGGAATGCCCGTAGGGCGCCGAGACACTATGTGTTTCAAATCCGACCAAATTTTGGTAAAAAAAATTTTAAAGTCGCTGCGTATAAAAGCATCGAGGGT